GACTCGGGATAAGTGTAAGCGGGAGAAATATTAGTATAGATTCTGATTTTATTAGTAATTTTAATACTATAACATCAACTACTTTAAATGAAGATACTTTAATAATCCATACTGAAGAAGGAGCTAGACAAATTACCCCACAAAATTTATTCAATCAACTCCCCCTCTTAACTACTCCTCAAAATATAGAATTCCTTGCTATAACAGCCTCTGGAATCACCTCAACTGGAAATATAACAGCCCCTTTCTTCGTAGGGAACCTATTAGGAACCGCCTCTTTCTCAGCCAACTCATTATCAGCACAATCAGCCTCATATATAGAAGCATCCAACATAAATCAACCATTCACCAACCTATCAGCTAGTATACTATCCATAAATGGTATTCCTAATGTTTCTGCCTCAATAGCAGCAGCTGCCGAAAGTGGAGGGACATTTGAAGGGGGATTTGATGTAGACTTAGAAATCCAAAACATTACAGCATCTCAAACCATAAGTGCTAGTCAATTTATAGGAGATCTTACGGGTACTGCTAGTATAGCACAAACTGCATTATCTATTAATGCTAACAATATAACACAACCTTTTTCTTCTCTTACTATTAATGGTGCTATTACTCAATCTGGAGGAGATATTGTATTATTAGGTATAAAAAACCAAACTGATCCCCAAGACCATGTTGTTACGTTTAATACCACTACAGGTAAATTGTATATAACAGCCTCTACAGCATTTGGGGGAGGCAATACTACTACTGTTGCTCCTGGGGGTAATAGTACTGAAATACAATTTAATAATGCCGGGGTATTAGCGGGTGCCAGAACTTTTTTCTATGATTCTACTGGGAATAGTTCTGTTACGTTAGATGGAGATCTTTTATTAAAAAATCTTAATGTTTCTCAATCTATATTTACTTTAACTAATGCTACCTCCTCTTATATAGCCCTATCCAACTTAGACCCTTTCATTACTACAGCATCTACTGAAGGTCAAACTATAACATTTACTAAAGGAGATAGTTCTACATTTAATATTACCATTGATACTGGGAGTCACTATACAGATGGTGATGTAGTTAATGTATTAAACACACAACAAGTAGTTTCAGGATCTGCTTCTGAAGTAAGAACATTCCTTAATGTAGCTGATGGAGCCACTAACACTCCTAATCCTGCTATATCAAATACTAGTGGAACTCCCTCACTCACTTCTGGGATAACCGCGGGTGAAATTAGATCTTTAATAGGAGTAGACCCATCAGGTACTGATAATTCTACCAATGTCACTCTAACCGGAGACCACGACTATATAACCATTTCAGGTCAACAAATTACTAGACACTCTATTGATTTAGCTACTGATGTAACTGGGATTCTTCAAGTTAGCGAAGGTGGTACAGGCCTAACTAACATCTCAGGATTATTAAATAGTAATGTTACAAAAACCAGTTTAGGGTTAAACAATGTAACTAATGATGCCCAACTAAAAATAGCCTCAAACCTCTCAGATCTAAATAATGTTGTAACGGCTCGAAATAATTTAGGATTAGGCAATGGAGATAATGTTAATTTTTTAACAGTCAATGCTTCCTCATTTACAGGTAGTTTACAAGGAACCGCTCAAACTGCTTCCTATGTAGAAACAGCTCAAACAGCCTCATATATAGAAGCATCCAACATAGACCAACCATTCACCAACCTATCAGCTAGTATATTATCCATAAATGGTATTCCTAATGTTTCTGCCTCAATAGCAGCGGCCGCCGAAAGTGGGGGTAGTACTGGGGGTGGTGATGCTTTTCCTTATGAAGGGGATGCTACTATTACAGGTAGCCTTACCATTACCGGTGATTTTAATACTGGAGGAAATATAACAAATGTTGTTAACATCTCGTCTTCTGAAAATTCTTTAGGTGTACACCAAGGAATTTTCTTTAACTCCGACAATAACAACCATTCAATCCTCCTCCGCCCAGGATATACTCCACTTACCACAGGAAATACTTACAATTTTACTACCTCTTCATTCTTTCCAGGGAATAATAACACTATTAATTTAGGAAGTAGTACTAAATATTTTAATACTTTATATATCAATAATATAATAGCTCTTGAAGACGTTGATATAGATGGAAACCTAAGGATAGGAGGTATCAATAACGTCTCAGCCTCAATAGCTGCTGCTGCTCAAAGTGGAGGAGGTACTCCTACTGATGTGTTCCCTTATGAAGGAGATGCTGTTATTACAGGTAGTCTTACTGTCTCTGGGGGTCTAGATTTAGTATCCGGTAGTACTATTAGTGGGGTAAGCAACATAACGTCTCGAGTAGGTAGTACTATTACCCAAGGGATATTTTTCAATAATCAATATAATGACATAATCTATATTTACCCATCAACTACTAGATCTGATTATATTTTATTTACAGGTACTTCAATTCGCCCCAATAGGGGAGGTGCTTTTGATCTAGGAGAACCCGCTAATGTTGATCTAGGCATCCCAGCTGCTCCCTTTAAGACTTTATATATTACTAACATAACAGCTAGTGGAGCCCTTATCAATGGTCCTCTTTCTATAGAAGGTATTCCTAATGTTTCTGCATCTATTGCTGAAGCTACTCTGTCTGGGGGTGGTGGGTTTACTCCAAGCCTTACAACAGATCTAGAAGCTAGATATATTACGGCATCTATTGTAAGTGCTTCTCAATTTACGGGTAGTTTATACGGTGTAGCTTCAACTGCTTCATATATTGATCCATCAAATATAGGTGAAGATTTCTCTGCAAGTATCCAAACTAGTATAAATCTTATTAATTCATCTTATATTTCTCTTTACAATGCTAATAACCTTAAACTCTCATCAACCCAAACCAGCTCAGGATTTAATAATCTAAATATATTAGGAGATTTAAGCTCCTCAGGCGATGTATATTTGATAGGTTTACAAGACCAAACCACCCCTCAAAACCATGTTGTTACATTCGATAACACTACAGGTAGATTATATATAACAGCTTCTACTGCTTTTGGGGGAGGAACAGTTATTGGAGGTTCTCCTGAAGGTCCTAATAATTCTCTTCAATTTAATAATGCTGGAGCATTTGGGGGGTCATCTAATTTATTGTTTACTAATAATAATTTAGTACTAACAGGTTCTTTACTGGTTGATGGTAACATTGAAGCTACTTCATTTACGGGTAGTTTACAAGGAACAGCCTCTTATGTAGAAACTGCTCAAACTGCTTCCTATGTTTATTTAAGTGATGTAGATCTTAATCCAACTGACACTAATACTAGAGATCAGTTTAAAAATAAAATAGGCTTAGGCCCATCCTCAAGCCCCGAATTTTCAAGTATTCAAGCTTCCCAGGGTTATTTTAACCTTATAACCTCACCTCCTCTTGATGAGGGAACTATAATATGGGCCAACTATATATCAGCTAGCTCCTATATTAGTGCTTCAGCCTTTGTAGGAGATGGTTCTCAATTAACAGGTATTGGCTCAAATCCATTCCCATTCATAGGAAATCCTGAAATAACAGGCAGCCTTTCAGTTACAGGAAACATAATAGCTGGTAATAACATAACAGCTAGTGGGGCCTTAATCAACGGTATTCTTTCAATAAACGGTATCCCCAACGTATCAGCCTCTATTGCTGAAGCTGCCCAAAGTGGAGGAGATCTTACACTTGGTCCTACTACTGATATTGAAGTCCGTCACATAACTGCCTCCAATATATCAGCTAGTGGAGATCTTTCAATAAACGGTATTTTAAATGTATCTGCTTCTATAGCCGAGGCTGCTCAAAATGGAAATGAAGTTTCTCTTGATTTAAATACTGATATTGAAGTTCGCGATATTACTGCTAGTGGAGAAATAAATGCTACTTCATTTGTTGGAGATGGTTCCCAATTAACAGGTATTGGCTCAAATCCATTCCCATTTGAAGGAAATGCTGTTATTACAGGTAGCCTTGAAATAACTGAAGAACTTATAGTTCCTGAATTAGCCCTTAATGGGGTGGGTATTCCTACTATTGAATCTCCTACTAATATTATTCTTAGTGCTAGCAATGCTGTAATAATTAAAAATGCTCCACTCCAACTTGAATCCTTCACTAATGCCGAAGTAAGTAACCTCCCACTTACAGACGGCCTCATATTCTACAACTCAGACCAACTTACTTTCCAAGGAATATATGGGGGTGGTATATTTAATATAGGTGAAGGTGGTGAAAATGGTAGCTTTAATCCTTCATTTACTACAGATTTAGAAATACGTAATATAACAACTTCCCAAAACATTAGTTCTAGTGGTTATATAAGTGCTTCATCATTTGTTGGTAATTTATTAGGTACGGCTCAAACCGCTTCTTATGTTTTAGCCTCTAATGTAATAGGAAAAGTTTCCCAAGCAAATATAGCCGATATAGCCACAGTAGCAAACTCAATTAATGCTAGTAATATATCAGGTATTGTAGAAAATGCTCAAACTGCCTCCTACGTAGAAAATGCTCAAACCGCCTCATACGTTGAAAATGCTCAAACCTCTTCCTATGTAGAAACTGCTCAAACAGCTTCCTACGTAGAAAATGCCCAAACAGCCTCCTATGTAGAGACTGCTCAAACAGCCTCTTATGTAGAAATTGCTCAAACTGCTTCTTATATAGGCATTAATTCCCCTCTCCAATTATATAAAGTAACTACATCTGAAGAATTAGATAATTTAAGTCTTTTTAATGGAGAAATATACTATGATGACGTAAATGATAAATATAAAGGAAAAGCTAATTTCTCTGATATCTCATTCCCTACAGTTTCTACAGGAGGTTTTTTGAAAGGTGTTGGTACTGTCCAATCTCAGTTTGCCCGTTTCTCCTCTCTTAGCCCCTCAGGCTCAACTCTCTTTATAAATGCAACCACTCTCTCATCAAACCTTATTTCATCAAATTTCATCTCAGCAAGTTCTTATGTAAGTGCTTCTGTTTTTGTAGGAAACCTAATAGGTACTGCTCAAACAGCCTCATATATAGAAGCATCTAACATAAACCAACCATTTACTAACCTATCAGCTAGTTTACTCTCTATAGATGGTATTCCGGATGTATCTGCCTCTATTGCTTTAGCCGCCCAAACAGGTACAGGAGATGGTGGTGGGGGAGGTGGTTTTACCCCTACTCTCTATAATGATCTAGAAGCCAGACACATCACAGCTAGTGGATTTATTTCTTCTAGTGAACTAGAAACTACTAACCTAACTACATTAGGTAACGTTCAACTAAAAAATATAACAGATAACACCCCTCAAGATCATATACTTACTTATAATGTCACTTCAGGACAAGTTTATGTAACATCTTCAAATGCATTTGGATTTGGTGGTGGGGGTAGTGGAGTACCTGGTGGATCTTCATTTACAGTCCAATATAATCAGGTAGGGGTGCTTACAGGTTCTGATGCATTTAAAGTAACTGAAAACGACAATAATATAGATCTTACAGTTACAGGTAGCATAACAGCCACAAATGAAATCTACGCCGATGATTTTGTATTAACCGGCTTAGGCATGCCCACAATCACCTCAGACACCAACCTAATTTTAAGTGCTAGCAATGCTGTTGAAATAAGAAGTTCTTTCCTTAGACTACGCCCTACTACAACAGGTTCAGCTGAAGCAAACGGAGCCAGCCCCGGGGATATAGTGTACGATAGCGAACAAGGAAAATTCTTTGGTAAAACTAGTGCAGGGTGGGTGGCGTTTCATTAATTTATAAAAAATAAAAGTCATGGCCGAGTATAAAGCATATAGAATATTAACAACAGATTCTGGTTCAAAATTAGATTTAAGGAAAGAACTAGCTAAAGAGGTCCCACCTGAATACCAATTTCCTTCAACTATACCTTCTAGGCCTGTTAAAATATACGATTATTTACCTACCAATATAAACTCCAGGGTAGCCACTTATATGTTAACTGATGAAGAAGTTAGGGTTTTGTTGGGAGACGAAAGAATAATTGACATATCTCTCCTAGATGATTTGTTTGATATCTTTAATACTGCTTCATATCAAGAAGCCAATTATAGTAGAATTAGTGAACCTGGTGATTTAGATTTAAAAAATAACTTTGTTAATTGGGGTCTTTATAGTTGTACTCATAATAATATTCCTGTTGAAAGTATTAAAGGTCTTATTAATGACCAAAACACAGAATTAGATGATTGGATTGGTTTTAAAGAAAAATATGAATATACTTTAGATGGTACTGGGGTAGACTTAATTGTAATTAATTCTGATAAGATTCATCCTTTCCACTTAGATTTTTACGATCCTACTTTTACATATAGTCGCCTCCAAACTGCTAGTTGGGGAGAAATAGCTGGATTAAATCCTGAAGATCTTACAACTCTACCTACCTATTCATTTGATAGACTCTTTACAGCTAGTTACCATTATTATTTAACTCCTGAAGAAGTTTATAATGCTGCTGGGTATCTTCCTAGTGGGTTTGATATTGATTCTAGATCTCCTGAAATAAGTTATCATGGCTTTCAATGTTTAAGTATAGCAGGGGGTTCTATTTTTGGATGGGCTAAAAATGCCACTCTTTATTATCTTAACCCATTCGACCCTAGCTACATTTATGATGTAATTAGAATATTTCATGAAAACAAACCTATAGACCCTAACACTGGTTATAAAAGACCAACCATAGTTAACCAAAGTACAGGAGGAGTATCTATAGATAAAGATTCATTTGAAATAGATGAAGGCATATTCTATAGTGGCTCCTACCACCCCGGAGTTACATCCTCACTAGAATATGGATTTATCAACAACAAAATCCCAGCATACCGAAAACCTTTAAGTGATGTTCCTCTAACTGAAATGACAGATGCCGGGGTTATATTTGTTCATAGTAGCATGAATAGTGCCCAAATCTTCTTTAGAGCTTCCCCAGACACAGAAACTTCCTACCCTATACCAGATCGCTATCGAAGTATTCATTTTGATAACTATATTTCAAGTTCTGAAATAAACATAACAACCCCCGGCTATATTTTAAATCTCCCTAATGTAGTTTTAGGGGGTACTGCAGGAAAATGGTATTATCATAGAGGGGTATCACCTACTAATCTAGCTACGGTTGAAGTAGGAGCCCTTAATAGATCCCCCATCTATAACCCCCAATCAGCATCTCTTATTACAAATAAAGAAAGTGCCGCTTGGTATGGAAACCATGGGGGTGGGACAGATATATATGCTCCTACAGAAGTAGCATCCGCTCATTTTTTATCGGTTGGCAATCGTACATCTTCTTTATATCCCTCTTCCCCAAACCTTTTTCCATACCCATATTATTCTAATAATGCTACTATAACAAAAGGAACAACCTACACTTTTACAGGCACCTCATTCGCAGCCCCTCAAGTAGCAGGGGTAGCTTGCCTTTACTTCCAAATGAACCCAGGGGCTGATGTTTGGCAATTTAAACAATTTCTTTTAGACCACGCAAAACCTGTTAGAATACCCCCATCCGAGGATAATGGGGGTCCTATAGATGTTTGGGCTGAGGGAAATGTTAAAAATGAAGAAGGTATTGATTATGTTGCTTTAAATGGTGCTCCAACCGCTTCTTTATTTTGGCCTTATTCTTCCCCAAATAAAGCTATATTTAAAGATAATATGCAAATTACTAAATCTAAATAAATGTCTACTTATTCTGAATATGTTGTTACCGTAGTTTCTAAAGAAGATAAATCCCTCGTAGAACAAGAATTAAAATCTTCCACAGCTAAATTAGGAAGAATTGTTTCTCCAACCCAAACAACTTCTTTTAGCAAATTATTATATTTTATCCTTACAGAAGAAGAAGCAATCCAACTAAGAAAAGACCCTAAAATTAAAGCTGTAGAACTTATAGATGACCCCGGAATAACAATAGAAGATGAAGCTATCCAAGAGGGAGATTTTAAGTATTTATCTAATATTGGTACAAATTTTTCTTCTTTATTTGAAGATGGTATTGAAGGTTATTCTAACTTAATAAACTATAACTTAGCTTATCATTCCTTACCTAAGGATCAATTATATAATGGATTCTATGGGATTAATTCATTAAATCTAATAATCCCCCCTTCAAATGACTCTCCTTCTTTAACTCAATATAATTATGTTCTAGATGGAAGCGGGGTAGATTTAATGATTTTCGAATCTTCCTTTAACCACCTCCACCCTGAATTTTTTGATAAAAATGGGGAATCTCGCGTTCAATATATAGATTTTCCTTCCCACCTTAATTTAGGTTATAGCATATCTCCTTTATATTACATAAATGAAGGATCAGGTACCACATCTGCCCATAGTACCTTTGTAACCTCATTGGCTGGGGGTTTATTAAATGGATGGGCCAAAAATTCCCATCTTTACATACTAAATGTCGGTAGGGCATCCCCCGATAACTTATTAGAATGGGTAAAATTATTCCATGAACAAAAGCCTATAGATCCTAAAACTGGTTATAAACGACCTACTATTGTAAACAGATCCCAAGCATCCATAAGTCAAATAGGAACAGGATATGAAAGAGGAGGAATAGGAAGTGCTTCCATAGACATGTCTACTTTTTTAGATAATGAACACCTTAGAATAAATTTCTGCAACCAAGATATAAATTTTATTTCCTCTACAACCTCTTCTTTTTTCTCCCCCAACCAAACTATAAATGAAAGACGAGGGGTTGCCCATTTTTTCTACTACCAACCACTAGAAATTGAATCTAGGGCTGAATTTATTTCTAATTTAATTAATTCTTCGGATTTCCCCTTTACTTCTTCCTTTAATAATAATATTCTTTCTTTAACATCTTCTGTTGGAAGTCTCCCATCCAACAATTATATTTTTACTGCTGAAAGGGAATTACCTATTAAAATATATAAAGGCACAGAAGCTAATTTTAAAGCTGAAGAATTCCCCTATGGTGGAACTTACCTAACTGAACTCTTAGGAGGACCTGAACCTAATAGCCATATAACTAAAATTGTAGTTGGGGGTGAAGTTATTGCTGAGGGAGAAAATTTACATTTACATTCTGACCATGGTATGACAAGTTTACCCCCTATAGATCATTTTGGTATAGATAATGGGTGGAATTATCCCTACTCCCCATTTCACACAGGAGGTAGATACCATTCATATCCTACTTATATAGATGAAATTTATACTGAATTAGCTGAAATAGGGGTTATTTGTGTTATGGCCGCTGGAAATAGGGGTCTTCCAAGTTCATGTTCTTCTTCTTTAGATAATAACCCTTTTTTAGAAGACTACATGGTAAGTAATTATCTTAATTCTACCTATTTTGAAAGAGATATAACTATAGGCTCTGTAGCTTTAGCTAATACTCCTATAAAATTTTTATTACCTAATTTAAACTCTAATGGAAGTACCATTCAAGCGGGCCTACTAACTAACCTTAGAGGATTCACCTTACATACACCCCTCAGCCCAGCTGGAATCCACCTCTCCCCAGTCTCCTGCAGGGGCCCTGCTGTTGATACATTCGCTTTGGCTTCTTATGCCCTTACAGCATCCCCAACCAATGGTCCTTATACCTTTAATGATACTGTTATTCACCCTCAATACGCCAAAATACAATTCAACTCTCAATCAGTTATTGATTTTTTAACTGAAAATTACCCAATTGCTTTAAACGAATCCACAGGCCCTCTATTCCATTACACATTAGGGGATTCACGAGGTGGAGGAACCTCAGCTGCTTCTCCTACAGTTGCTGGGCTGGTTTGTCTCTATCTTCAAATTAATCCTTCTGCTAATGTAAAAGATGTTAGAAATTGGTTAAGGTCAACCAATGCAAAAGTTATCCCAAATAATGATAATGAATCCCCCCAATATTTTTTGTATAACAATTATCTAACCCCCTCCACTACAACCCCAGGAAAACTTAATTCTTTTTGGGTTGAGTCTGGGTCCCAAAATCTTTATACTAATGGTGAACCTGGTGGTATACTGTATAACCCTTATGCTATTTCTTCTTCTGTGCAATATAAAAATATCTCAATAAAATACACATAATCATGGCTACTACTTATTTTGAATATGGTGTAATGACCCAAAAAGGGATTTCTATCGAATTTGTTGATAAAAACCTTAAACAAGATACATCTCAAGAAAACGCCACTATCAGATTTTACTTCCCAGATAGACCTGTTGGGGTAGAACGAGATTACGATAACCCACGATTTAAATCTTACAAATTAAGTGATGCTGAAGCAGCTCAACTTAAACTTTATCCTGATATAAAAATCGTAGAAAAAATTGTATTAAAAGAGTACGAAGTAGCTCTTCAACAAGATGGGTATTATATAGGAACAGGATATAATGGGTATTCATCTAATTTATGGTTTAATAATATATCCGCCACTGGTTTGTTCCTTGAAGGTGCTGCTCCACTTAATTGGGGGTTAAAATATCATACTAAATACAAAGACAAAGTAGATTGGGAAGATTTATGGTCTTTTAATGGAGTTGGAGACATTTATGGTCCTGACACTGGATCATATAAAACAGGATCAGACAGAATTAATTCTTATAATTATAGTTTAGATGGAACTGGAGTAGATATTGTTATAGTAGATGCTGGGGTTTGGGGATCCCGAAACCACCCTGAGTTACTTGATAGCAAAGGCCAAACCAGAGTTAAATATTATGATTGGTATCAGCACATTCCTGGTAGAACTTTAGGGAATAATTTTTATAACCCATATTTTTACCACAGCAGCCACGGCTTATCAGTAGCTTCTGTAGCAGCCGGTAGACTTGCAGGATGGGCTAAAAATGCTCATATCTATGACTTTAGAATTATAGGCAGTATTGCTGATGGGGGGTATCTCGAAACAGATCCTTCTGTAGCTCATTATGGAAATTCCATAGAAGCTCTTGAATGTATTAGACATTTCCATGTATCTAAATCAGTAGACCCTAATACTGGGTACAAAAGACCTACAGTAATGAACCTCAGCATAGGCTTATACCTCACCCCTGTAGGATCCAGTGGGGGATTTGATGTCATCCTCCCCCCCGATATTGAAACTAAAATAGATCAAATATATTATAAAGGTAATTCATTAGGATTAACTGGTGAAAATAATACCTTTGATGAAACTCATAATATGAGGTATTTTTACTCTTCTAGTAATACATACCACTCTACAAGATTTCCTATTTCTTTTAGTGAAATCGAAATGGAATTAATAGATCAACTTACTGAGGAAAATGTTTTTACGGTTAAAGCTGCTGGGAATTTTAGTGTTATAATATCACGAGATTATTACGAAAATAACCCCCAGTATTTTAGTGAAATATACAATAGCTACATTACTAGAACTTATCCTATTACTATGCTTAATACTGCTTTTTATACAGGAGAAGACGCTGAGGCTCTTGGTATTTATCTCAATGCCGGAGATCCGATCTATTCTAATAGAGCAGATTGGGCTGGAGAAGGAACTATTATAGTAGGGGCTTTATCTCCTGAAGCTACAATCCCCTCCTCACCTATAGATGATGAAACTAACCCATATTATGGTATTATCCCTTACAACATCTATGGAGATAGTCCTAAACATGGTAGCGGCAACCTAAACTTCTCAGACATCCAATTAAGCCCATACACTCATGTTTGGGCACCTTCTCTAATGTGGACTGAAGAAACTGCTTACCCATTCCATGATATTAAGTTAGGTATTGGTGGAGATGAAATTTTTCCTGGTTGGGATACCTTACAAGAAAAAGGACTCTCCACAGTAGCCTACTTCTCCTCAGTAGGCCCCGCTGTTGATACTTTCGCAGCAGGTCAAAGCATAATGCTAGCCTGTGACCCTAATATTGGACTCCCTTCAGGCACCCGAATTATCCCTAAATACTCAGTTAATTATTCCCTTTATAACCCAGACTATGAAGGATCTAACTATGTAATGGGGTCTCTAAGTGGAACCTCATTTGCAGCCCCCCAAGTATCTGGCATGGCTGCCCTTTATCTTCAAATGAATCCTCAAGCAACTCCACAACAATTTAAAGATTTTATAAAAGAACACCAAACTTTAAAAATATTTACTGAAGATCCACTCAATAGACCTGATTATACTGGGAGTATCCATAAAAATAATATTCGAAATTTAAGTAAGTGGGGTATAGGAACAAATCGGGGAACTGGGCAAATATCCCTAAATGGAGCTCCAACTTATTCTATTCATTGGCCTTATGCTTTAGCTAACCCACTTAAAATGACTTAATATTTATAACCAAAACAACATGCCCAACACTCCTATCTGGCCCGGATCTAGTTCATTTTTCCCTGGAGACACTCCGTTTGGATTTTATGACAGTGATATTGATTTTCAAATTGATGCTGACAGAGTATCTGTATTTTGCGCTCGTAGACTTGGATACCCACTCACAGACATAGAATTGCAAGACATCAATTTTTATGCTGCGTTTGAAGAAGCCATAACTACATATGGAAATGAAGTATACGCTTACCAGGCCGCCCAAAACTATTTATCCTTAGAGGGTTCAGAAACAGGCTCAGCCTTAAATTATAAACTCCACCAACCTAATATGGGTACTATAATCCGTATGTCAGAACAATACGGAACCGAAGCAGGTGTTGGCGGTAATGTAACTTGGAGAACAGGCAGCCTAGCCCTTAGCCAAAGCATCCAAAAATACGATATGGAACAATGGGCTATAGAGCAGGGCATAGTAGCAGGAGATATGGAGGTAAAGCGTATATTTTACGAATCTGTTCCTCCTATGGTAAGATACTTCGACCCATACGCAGGTACAGGCACAGACATACAAGGCCTACTCAGCTCATTTGGATTCGGCAGCTACTCCCCAGGCATAAACTTCATGTTAATGCCTATCAACTATGATTTACAAAAAATACAGGCAATTGAGTTTAACGACCAAGTTAGAAAATCCAACTATAGCTTTGAACTCATCAACAACCAATTAAAAATATTCCCTATCCCATATAGAGACGGAACACTCCATTTTGAGTATATCTTAAAGTCCGACCGTAATAATCCGGTAGTATCTGGCAGTATGGGAACAGGTGTGATAACGGACATTTCAACCGTTCCATACACTAATCCAACGTATTCCTTCATTAATTCTATAGGTAGACAATGGATATTTGAATACACATTAGCGTTGTGTAAAGAAATGCTAGGTTATGTTAGAGGCAAATACACTACAGTGCCAATTCCCGGAGCTGAAGTAACATTGAACCACAGTGATTTGATTTCGGCTGCAACAGCCGAAAAAATAGCGTTATTAGAAAGGTTACGAGCCTACTTAGACGACACATCCCGAAACAAGCTACTCGAAAAGCGTGCTCAGGAGTCAGACAATAGGCAGAAAGAACTCAATAACGTACCATTCACAATCTATATAGCATAATGGCATTATTTGGCAGACAACGAGACATAAACCTATTCACTACAGTGAACCGCGAATTGTTGGGAGACGTAATCACCCAACAATGTGCTTTCTACAAATATGGTTTGTACGAAACCAAGGTAAACTTTTATGGTGAAGCATCAGAAGGCAGGTTCTTTGATGGCCCTATCCTATTTAATTGTCTTATTGAACGCCCTGACCAAGAATTCCCTGAAAGCGATTTAGGTGTGGATTTCAATTGGGGCCTAACATTTAGGTTCCTCCGCGAGGATTTAATAGACGCCCAAACAGTACCTGAGATAGGCGATGTTATATTCTATTATGGTGGGTATTATGAAGTAGAAACTACAAATGCCAACCAATACCTCTTAGGCAAAAACCCAGACTACGATTATAGCTCAAATCCCCTAAACCCAGGTTTAGACCAATTCGGTTCCAACTTCTCAATCATATGTAAAACCCACTACACCCCAGCAGACAAATTGGGTATTGAAAAAGCACGATTATAATGGCAACACAAGGCAGAACCCCCATACCCAAATCTCAATACGAGATATCAACTGATGGCATCCAACCATATGATGCCAAGAATGGCAACCCAAACCAGAGCCGAGACCTAAATCGTGGAGACAAAAACTCATTTAGGGGAGATACTACCAAACCTTTCAGTGTTGGTATTAAAGACATAGACGAATCCATTGTATATTACTTTGACAATATCATTAAACCATTTGTAATACAAAATGGGCAAAGAATAGCAGTACCAGTAATTTATGGTGCCCCTGAAAGGTGGAAATCGGTACAAAAAGATGGATATTATAGAGACAAAAAGAACAAAATAATGGCCCCGCTCATTATGTTCAAGCGTAATACTATTACCCCCATTAAAGGATTGTACAACAAAATGGATGCTAACTACCCTAACAACGTAGCATACATTCAAAAGAAATACAACAAACAAAACACATACGATAAGTTTAATGTATTAAACAATCGTACCCCTATTGAAGAATACCACACTGTAGTAGTGCCCAACTACGTTACAGTCCAATACAGTTGTTTAGTGTACACTTACTATATTGAACAACTCAACAAAATAATAGAATCTGCCAACTACGCGGCTGATTCATATTGGGGCGACCCTGAGCGTTTCAAATTTAGAGCCACTATTGATTCATTTAGCACAGTAACTGAATTAACAGCCGGAACTGAAAGAACAGTAAGGGCTAGTTTCGACATAAACCTTACAGGATATATAATACCAGATATCATACAAAAAGACCTAACAGTAGACAAGAAGCGCTTTAGTAAGGGTCAGATTATTATACAAAACGAAACTGTTGGAGATATTAATGATGTTTAATGTTTTTGAAAGAATATTTGATATTTATAGTAAATGTTTTAACCTAAAAAAATACAAAAATGAGCGAACAAATTAAGTTATCTGAAGAGGAAATCACACAGATTAAAACCCTCCAATCTAACCAACAGAATCTAATCGGACAATTCGGACAATTGGAATACCAAATGCAATTGATAGAATTACAAAAGGACAAGTTGGTTGAAACTATGACAACACTTCAACAAGAAGAAGTAAAAATTGGACAAGAACTTAACGAAAAATATGGAAACGGAACCGTCGATTTAGAGTCGGGAATGTTTACAAAGACTGAATAATATTTATAACAAAAGAACAAAATGGCAGAACAGATAGTATCACCTGGTGTATTTACAAGAGAAAACGACCAGTCATTCATTACAGCACAACCCGTAGAGGTAGGAGCCGCCATAATCGGCCCTACAGTTAAGGGACCTGTTGAAATACCTACAGTAGTAACCTCATATAGTGAGTTTAAGAATAAATTTGGAACTACCTTCACATACAATGGAGATGTCCATTCTTACCTTACTTCTCTCTCCGCATACAACTATTTCCAAAATGGTGGTAGTACTTTATTGGTTACTAGGGTAACAGCAGAATCTTTTGAACCTGCCATTAGTACTACAGTCCCTAACGTTAGTGGATCTGGTAACCCAGCCTCAGGATCAATCAACTACCTCCCAGACGAACTCAATGGAGTTAGACTAAATTATGATGGGGTTAATTATACCTTTATCTCAGCATCTGAACTAGTCCAGGATTATCCAAATCTAAACCTTTACTACTATAATACAGGTACAGGAGCAGATTTAGCTAGTGAAATTAACGCTAAAGTTCCCCAATACTTTACTGCATCCCATGATGGAACTACCTTATCTCTCACAGCTTCATTTGCTGGAGAGGCTGGTAACACTATTACAGTATCAACAGGTTCTTACTGGCATTTAATAAATGAGAACTCGGTTGCCTTAACACTTAGTGGTGGTACTGGAATCTCAGGTAATACTTTCATGTTAAAGACCTTCTCTGAGGGGGTAATCATGAACAACTCAGGATCTGAAGATGCTAATGGAGCTTTAATTAGTGGAAGTGAAGATAATCTTAGATGGGAAATTTCACAAAGAGATGAAGAAAAAGGAACATTTACTCTCTTAATTAGAAGAGGTAATGACACTACTAATGAAAAAGTAATTCTTGAAACATTTACTAACCTTTCATTAGATCCAAAATCAGACAACTATATCTCTAAAAGAATCGGTGATTCATATCAACAAGTTCAAACAGATGATGACGAAAATCGCTATATAGAAACTGTTGGTGAAAATCCTAGCAGAAGTAGATATGTGTATGTATCGGACGTCTTAGCTAAAACTCCTGATTATTTTGATAATAATGGAGTAGCTAAAACCACCTACAAAGGATATATCCCAACTTTAGGTAGCGGTTCTTTCTATAATGGAATGGGCGCCCTAATCCCAGCTGGAGTTACTCCTCTCTTTAATAAAAATATAGATATCAATACTCAAGGTTTAACAGGATCTAATTATGACGTAGCAATTGACCTTCTTACTAACAAAGACGAGTACCAATACAACGTAATTACTGCTCCTGGTTTGATCCATGAAGTAAGTGGAGTAGGTGGCCATACATCTCAATTAAACACTTTAGTTACTAATACTCAAAATAGAGGAGATGCTTTAGCAGTAGTTGATTTAGTAAAATACGGAAGTACTATTTTAGGAACTGTAGGACAAGCAAATGCCATTAACTCAAGCTACGCAGCTACTTACTGGCCTTGGGTCCAAATTATCAACCCAGACACTGGTAAAACAGATTGGGTCCCTGCTTCAGTACTAATCCCAGGTGTTTATGCAGCAAACGATGCAGCAGCAGAACCATGGTTCGCACCAGCAGGTATCAACAGAGGTGGATTAACTCAAGTGGTTAGACCAGAAAGAAGATTGCAAAGAGCTGACCGCGACACTTTATATGAAGCAAACGTTAACCCAATCGCAAACTTCCCAGCAACTGGCCCAGTAGTATTCGGTCAGAAAACATTGCAGAAGAAAGCATCTGCTCTCGACCGCGTAAATGTTAGAAGATTGTTGATTGAGTTGAAAGGATACATCAGCCAAGTAGCCAACAACTTAGTGTTTGAACAAAACACAGCAGCTACTAGAAACAGCTTCCTTGCACAGGTTAACCCATACATGGAAAGTGTTCAACAAAGACAAGGTGTATATGCCTTTAAGGTTGTAATGGATGATTCAAACAACACACCAGACGTAATAGACAGAAATCAATTAGTTGGTCAGATCTTTATCCAACCAACAAGAACAGCAGAATTCATAATTCTCGATTTCAATGTATTGCCAACTGGTGCTGAATTCCCAGCATAATTAAAAATAGAGAAACATAATATTTATAATAAAATACAACAATGGCAGTACTAGATCCAAACGAAATATTTTTTACCCCGTTTGAACCTAAACAACAGAATAGATTCATCATGTATATAGATGGTTTTCCATCTTATATGGTAAAGGGGATAGGAGCTGTATCATTTACGAATGGTTCAGTTGAGCTTAACCACATTAACATTCAAAGATATGTGAAAGGTAAAACAAAGTGGAACACTATAGCGTTCACATTGTTTGACCCAATCACACCTTCCGGAGCACAAGCTGTAATGGAATGGGCAAGATTGCACCATGAATCTGTAACTGGTAGAGATGGTTATTCTGACTTTTACAAAAAGGACTTGACATTCAATGTCCTTGGACCTGTAGGTGATATCGTTTCCGAATGGATCATTAAGGGAGCTATGATTACAGAATCTACCTTCGGTGATTACAACTACGACAACGAAGGAGCAATAGAAATCTCCATGACAGTACAGCCAGACTACTGCGTATTGAACTTCTAATAGAAACCCAATATACAAGAAAGAGCGCGAGCAATCGCGCTCTTTTGTTTTCTCCAAATATTTATTATAAACAAAGTTATACTAATGAGTGAATTTAAATTCCCAACAGAAGTTATAGAATTGCCTTCCAAAGGCCTCCTATACCCTAAAGACAATCCTCTCTCATCTGGTAAAGTCGAAATGAAATACATGACTGCTAGAGAGGAAGATATACTAACAAACCAATCCTACATTGATAAAGGTATAGTACTTGACGAGCTACTTAAATCCCTTATAA